AAAATAAATTAACAAAACACTTGACAAGCATTTTGAGAAATGCTATAATAGACTTAGTTAAAATAAAGGAGAAAGAAAAATGAGAATGAAAGCACTATATGTAAATCACAAAGACGAAACTTTTGCAGAACTTACACACGGGCAAGCACTAGATGTTATCTTTAATGCAGATAATGCTGAAATGTATGGCGACCATGTAAACCAGATTGTAGACCTAGGAAACGAGGTAAAATTAGAATTGTATAGAAATAATGAGTTTGTTCCGTTTGCTGGTTACTATGAACGAGTTAAAACACTATCTGAACTATACACAAATATTTCAGACTGGTTTGAAGAAGTTGAATAGAGAGGATAAGAAAATGGAATTAAGACAATTATCAGTAAACAACATTGAAAATCTTACTAAAAAGATTATTGACCTTAAAACGCTAACGTTTAAGCCAGATGAATTTATAGAAAGTTCTATGGTATGTAGCGAGGAACTTATAACCAGTACACTTAAAGTTATGTATGAGTTTAGTGTTAAGTGGGATTTAAAAGAAAAATTTTACATAGATTTTTTCTATAAAATTCTAAATAATAGAAGCGATGAATTACATATTAAACGCTTAAAATTTATTTGTTACTGTTGGTTAAATACAGAAAAATAATTTACTTTCTTATTAAGTTTATCACTTGCTTTCTATTTGAAAATGTGGTAAACTTAAATAAGAAAATAAATAATACTTATTTTCTTAAATGTAAAAAGCAAATTTTAAAGAAAGGAGTAAAAGCACTTGACAGATTTACCTATTAAATGTAGCTTTAACGCTACTCAGGTAACTTTCAATCTTTATAAAAATGAAGATGGCAACGTAACCATCACAACCGAACAAGTGACGATTAACCAACGTCGCCAGCTTCCTTACATTGAACGTTATCTAAAAGAGCGTTTCAAGGGTTATCTTACTATTGAGGTAGTAGATTATGAATATAAAAGCTATAACGCTTCTATCCCGTTCGCCACCGCCTTAGAACACGCAGAGGAACAACAAGCGGAAGGGGTGTAGTAAATGGCTTTAACACCAAAACAAAGGAAGGTACAACGGGACTATTTAACCAGAAAGAAAAGAACGCTACAACGTCAGGGCGCATCTAATGCCGAGATAAAAGCCTTTATGGGTGGACGGTGGGACTTTTCAGGAATGAGTGACAAGGCGCTAGAACGTGCCTACAATGAGATTAAAAGCAAGGGGCGCACTCAAGTATTCGGAAATCACGTCTACACTAGCGACTATGTGAAAAAAGCTAAAGCATGGTACGGGGATAAGTTTTCTGTAGAAAAGCTGACCCAAGGCTTTCGCTCTTCTCAGCGCTCAGACTTGAACCGCTTTCATTCAGCCAAGGAAGTCAAACAATACCGCTCAGAACGTGACAGAGAAGCCAAGGAACGCTATATACAAGCACTTGAGGAAATGCACTACAACACTAGAGAAGCAGGCAATAAGGCGCAAGAAAAAGCCTTTAAGTCTATGGTATCGCGCATAAGGCGCATGAGTGCCAGCAACTTTGGTGCATTTCTAACAGGTGGGGCGTCTGATAAGGTTTCTTTTGATAACGTTATGGTGTTTGTAGATACGGATGGTAAGGAATCGGCTTTTGAATTTCAGGACAGCCTAGCCCGTGAAATCCTTGATAATGTAGATAAGTTTTCTAAACAGTTTGTCTCAGACATGAGAAGACGCAAGAAACGAGGTAAAAAGTGACTTGCTACTATGTAGGCGACTTTGAAACGACTACAAACGAGGAAGAAACAGAGGTATGGCTATCTTGCTTTGCTAAAGTTATTGACTATGACAAGCTAGACACATTCAAGGTAAACACTAGCCTAGAGGATTTTCTGAAATCGCTCTATCTTGACCTAGATAAGACTTACGCAGAGACAGGAGAAGATGAATTTATCATATTCTTTCACAATCTCAAGTTTGACGGCTCTTTCTTGTTATCTTTCTTTCTGAACAATGATATAGAATGTACTTACTTTATTAACGATATGGGGGTATGGTATTCTATTACACTAGAATTTCCAGACTTTACGCTAACTTTCAGGGACTCTTTAAAAATCCTTAATTTCTCAATCGCTACGATGGCTGGACTGTTTAAAATGCCAATAGCTAAAGGGACTACACCCTTGCTAAAACATAAGCCAGAAGTGATTAAGCCAGAATGGATTGACTACATACATGTAGACGTTGCCATTCTTGCCCGTGGTATCTTTGCAATGTACTATGAAGAAAATTTCACAAAGTACACATCAGCAAGTGAAGCGCTGACAGAATTTAAATGGATTTTCAGAAAGTCAAAACGAAAGTTCAGGGACTTTTTCCCAATCTTGGACGAAAAGGTAGATGATTTTTGTCGTAAGGCTTACCGTGGGGGCTGGACGTTTGCCAATCCTAAAACACAGGGGCGCACGTTGAAACAGTTGATAGACATCTATGACATCAATAGTATGTATCCAGCTACCATGTTGCAGAACGCTTTGCCTATCGGTATACCTAAGAGATACAAGGGCAAACCCAAGCAGATAAAGGAAGACCATTATTATATCTATCATATTAAAGCGGACTTTGATTTAAAACGGGGTTATCTCCCAACTATCCAGATAAAGAAAAAGCTGGACGCTTTAAGAATCGGAGTCCGCACTAGCGACTATGTGACTACATCGAAAAACGAGGTTATAGATTTATATTTGACTAATTTTGACCTTGACCTATTTTTGAAACATTATGATAGCTCTATCATGTATGTTGAAACACTTGAATTTCAGACAGAATCAGGCTTGTTTGATGATTATATTACTACATACAGATATAAGAAAGAAAACGCACAGTCTCCAGCAGAGAAACAAAAAGCTAAAATCATGCTTAATAGTTTGTATGGTAAGTTTGGCGCTAAAATCATATCTGTTAAGAAACTAGCCTATCTGGACGATAAAGGGATATTACGCTTTAAAAATGACGATGAAGAAGAAGTACAGCCCGTTTATGCACCTGTTGCCCTTTTCGTTACGTCAATCGCCCGTCACTTTATTATCTCAAACGCACAAGAAAACTATGACAATTTCTTATATGCTGATACAGACAGCTTGCACTTGTTCCATTCTGACAGCCTTGTACTTGATATAGACCCGTCAGAGTTCGGGAAGTGGGCGCATGAGGGGAGAGCCGTCAAGGCAAAATATTTACGCTCTAAACTGTATATAGAAGAATTGATACAAGAAGACGGGACAACACACCTAGACGTTAAGGGCGCAGGTATGACCCCAGAGATAAAAGAAAAAATCACTTTTGAAAACTTTGTTATCGGGGCAACCTTTGAGGGTAAACGTGCAAGTAAGCAGATTAAAGGGGGTACGCTGATTTATGAAACAACCTTTAAAATCAGAGAAACAGACTATCTTGTTTGATGGCTTTATACTCTCGGTTTACCGCTCCTTTTTTAAAAATTTATTACATAAACAACAGGTTAAAAATAAAAAAGGGTACTACTACCAGAAATCAAACAATGCACCTAAAAATACTATCTTTCTAAAGTCCTATCTAAAAGCGCATTATGCTTATGAAGATTTTGACTATATCATGGAATTATACAAATTTGTTTCGGCAGAGTTTGAAAAACTCAGCATAAATGCTTTTTACAACTTATGTTGCTATTTAGAAGAAAACAAAATCTACTCACTTTCTTCTAACGCTCTATACGATTGTTACGAGAAATCCAAGAACCGTCAAAACGATTTAGAAAATCTCAATACAATCATCACACCATTAAAATTTTTAAAATCAACAACGGAGAAAAAACAAAATGGCTAAAAAACAAGCAAAACATGAAAACTTTGATACAGTTGTAGCACAGGCTACAATCACAGCAACCTCTAACAAGTCTGACGGAAAGTACAAACAGAAAAAAGCAACTAAAGCTGTTTACCTTGTTCCAGCGACAGAAGAAGACGCACAGAAGCTGATTGATTTTGGGCTACAACTTTACACACCAGACACAGAGAAAGACCCAGACGCTCGCCCTTACTTTATCGTTAAGGCAACCGAAAATGTGAAAATTTTCACAAGTGAAACGGACTTTGAAGAAGTTAACTTTGGGGTATCTTATGAAGAAGTTGACCCAGAAACAGGGGAAATTACAGTTAAGAAAACACCAAATTACAAGACAGAAGAACCCGTACACGTTGCAATCATGTTTGTAGAGGGTGGAGACAATGGAAACGACTTTTTCCGTCTTAATGCTCTCATGATGGCTGACACGTTGACCCTCGAAGAAGTGCAACCCGTGAACCCGTTCGCTGGATTGTTTGGTAAATAAAAAGAGGTCTTCCCGAAAGGGAAAACCTCAATTATAAAGCGTTTTTCATGGCTTGAAAAGTCAGTTGGTTAGAATGACTTGCACTAGCAAGCACCCCTTGAGGTGTAACCATCTTGCCAGCACTAGACAAGCCTTGAAAAGCCTTACAGGTTCATCATATCATACTTGCTTTATTTTGTCAAGTATGATATACTTTGTTTAAAAATGAAAGGAGAGGGCTATGACCTCACAGGAATGTTTAGAAATCCTAAACAATGCAATTTCTAAAATCGGTAACGATGAAGAAATTGAGAGCCTAACAACGGACTTGATGGACATCAAGGGCTTTGTGGGCGAAGTTGACTTGTCTATCTCAGTCTTGAATGAAGACGTTGAGCGCTTAAACAAGAAAAACGGCGAACTACGTTCAGCTAATAACGAACTATACCGTAGACTAGGCGCACAGGACGACATCATGAAACAAGCACAAGAAGACATGAGCGTAGTATCAGCAATCAACGCTGTTATTTAAAGAAAGGAAGAAAAGAAGATGAAACCATTTTCAAAAAGCATTAACTGGTATCCTAACAACGCACTAGACGCACTCAAGGACGAACCAGAAACAGTCGCAGAAGTAACACCGCCAGCTACAATGCCAGCGGACACGCCAGCGCAGGAAGTGCCAAACTACCCAGCGCAAGCCCCAGCCAGCGAAGTTGAGGGCGTAGAAATGAACATCGACCACGAAAACATCGTAGAAGAGGGAGAAGAATAACATGGCTAATAAAATTACCACATTTTTATCAGGTCAGACAGGGAAACAAATCTCAAACATCGACCTATTGAACTCTATCCGCACCCGTGCCAGCGCTGATTATCAGGCAGATATTCCTGTACTTGAGGGCGCACGCATTAACCACGCAACAGTTCCCTATCAGGATTTTCAAAAGCATGCCAACGAGTTTTTCACAGCCTTGGTAAACCGCATTGGCTCTACAGTTATTAAAGCCCTTACTTATGAAAATCCGCTTGCTATTTTCAAGTCTGAAACCTTTGAGTTTGGGGACACCTTGCAAGAAATTTATGTACATCCAGCGGAGAAGAAAACCTATGACGCTAAGTCAGATGTAAGCCCATTTAAATTCGCTGATACAGACATCGAAGTATTTTATCATACTTTGAACAATGAAAATTACTATGAGCGCACGTTTGAGCGTGCATGGATTCAGAAAGCCTTTGTTTCTGACATGGCTTTTGACGAGTTTGTAGACAAAATGTTTACATCATTGCTTTCATCTGACACGCTGGACGAGTATCAAGCCGTTAAAGGTGTACTTGAGAAATCACTTGCAGAAGTCTCTTATACTGACCTTAAGGGCAAAGCTAAAAAAATCACGGTGGCAGGTACGAAGATTGACGAAAGCAAACAAGACTTTGTCGTAGACTTTAACCAGTCTCTAATCAACTTGTCTAAACGTTTCACAATTCCAAGCCGTACAACCTTTAACAATCCTGTAGGCGTGCCAAACATGACAGCGATTGAAGACCAGTATCTGGTTATCTCTGCAGAATTTTCTACACATCTTGACATGTTACTAGCTAACGCTTTCAACATGGATAAAGCAAGCGTACTTGCTCGTACTATTGTGGTAGATGATTTTGAAAAATTCACAGGAGAGGGCGCAAACAACGGACGCAAGCCAGTCGCTTTCCTTATTTCAGCAAAATCCATCATCAATAAAGATAAGCTGGTACACATGGAAGCAATTCGCAATCCTCGCAACATGACCTACAACTATTTCTACCACCACCACTACATGACAAGCCTATCACTTTTTGAAAACATTCATTTCTGGTATGTTGAGGAAGCCTAAAGGCTGACCAAGGGCGGGCTATTGCCCGCCTATTTTATTAAGTGAAAGGGGACTAAATGAGTTACAAGAATTACAAGCGACATCTGGGCAAGATTGAACTGAACAAGGAAACCGTAGAGCGCAACCGTTTAGCCTTTTTTGAGTTTTATTTCAATTATTTCTATAATATCGTGGTAAATTATTTCACTTGGGAGGGTTTGCCTAATGACATTGACGAGCTTTTCATAGAGAAAAAGCTGATAGAAAACGGACATGTGGCTTTCTTCCATGATGACACGTTTGGATATATCGCCCAAGGTGGAACACGTGGGGAACGCTTAAACCATTATGACCAGCCCTTGACCTATCAACCCGTTAATGCTAGCAGTATGAACTATTTTAAACAAATGGAAATCGCTTATACTGAAAACGATTTTAGGGTAATTTCAGAACTACACGAGGACAACCCGGACAAGATTAAAAGACCTTGCATTGTGATTCCTAACAATAATTTCTATGAGCCGTATATAGGCTATTTGGAGTTATTTTGCGAAAAGTTGGCAGATATTGAGCTGACAATTCAGCTAAATAGAAACGCACAAATCACGCCGTATTTCATTTTTGCGGATAATACAAACGTGTTATCTATGAAGAATATTTTCAATAAGATTGCCAATTTTGAACCCGTTGTGTATCTGAACAAACAGAAAGACCAAGACGGACAAGACAGCTTTAAGCAACTATCTGACTATATCCAAGTATTCAGAACGGACGCGCCGTTTTTACTTGACAAGTTACACGATGAAAAGTTACGAGTTATGAACCAGTTGCTGACTTTTATTGGTATTAACAATAACCCGTCAGATAAAAAAGAGCGTCTAGTAGTTTCCGAAGCTATCTCTAATAATGGGGTTATCTCAGCGAATATTGAGGTAGGCTGGAAGTCAAGACGTAAATTTGTGGAGCTTATCAATAAATGTTACGGGCTAGAAATCAGCGTCAAACCAGCGGAAACAATTCAGCAGTTTAACCTTGACAAAGTGGCGCTAGACTTGGCAGAAAAGGAGGGGACAATCATTGACCCAGAATAACACAACCGCAACGATTGCAACCTTTTTAAAATCCAGATATAGAAACCCCGTGACGGGACGGCTGGACGGCTTGGCGCTAGATGAAAACGGCGACTTTCTACACTATAACACGATTATAGACCAGACCTATAACGAGTTATTTAAGGACATGGAGCTAGTAAACGGAGTTTCAGACAATTTCAAGAAAGAGTTTTGTAAGCACTTTTACAACAGGGAAATAGGACTTGAGACGTTCGCCCGTTTCCAGATTGCCCTTGAGGAAGTTCTAAACAACGAGTGTTTCAATCTCTTTAAATATCTCGCTGAAATCAGAAACAAGGCTATCAAGGACTTAAACCAGTCCATGAATATTGACACAGTAGGCAACCAGAAAGCGGACGGGCAAGCCTTACAAATTGCCAATACTACACCACAGGAAAGAAAAGAAATCGTCTTTACTGACCGCTACGGGGTTATAGAGTACGCTGATAACTTGGTAGAGAACCACCAAAAGAACAACGCAGATACAAAAAGCAACGTCTCAGGGTGGAGCGGTTCAAGCCTTGCCGAACGCTTACAAGCTAATGCAGAATTAAAGGATATACAATTCCAGATTTTCAACGTTTGCGACAAGCTATTTTTACAGGTATTTTAGAAAGGGGTATAGATGAAAGATTTATCAAGCGCTAAAATACTAAAGTATGATAGCATGTTAGAAGAAATCACGCTTTTCAGCTTTCAGGATTTTGCTTATGCAGACGATGGCTTATATTATATCCACATGACAAGCAGACGATTGGGCGACCTTGCTAAGTTGTGGATAAAGCTAAAACCTATCAGCTATCACTATGAAAGCATTGAAAATGAAACTTTCTGGACTATCAGGAAGAGCTACCAGCCGTTACAATCTATTAAGGCGCTTCTATTCATTCGCTTTAAGATTGTGGGCGCTTATTATAGCTTTGAACGATTAACCAGCAAGAGCAAGCTGAAAGGCTTTGCTAGAGTGATTGACGACAATAACTATTTTTCACGCATACCCCTTGTAAACGAGGTGGTTCACTGGGACAACGGGGTTATCGTCACGCCTAACTATCAGATGAACATCACAGGGCTAAAAGAAACACGTGTAGAGGTTGACGGTCAGCAACTCCTTGAAGATTGGGCAACCTTTAAAATAAATGTAAGCAACGATAGAAAGGGAGTGCCTAGAACTATCATGACAGCAGAAAGAGGGCATGAAAACCTATGATAATTATTAACTTGTCCGAGACAACGGACACACTACAGATTGAAGTGCTGGGACACGGAGACGATAAAGACCAATCTTGCGCCCGTGTATCAACCGTTTGTGACTGTATCTATTTAGGGTTTAAAGACCAGCTAGAGAAGTACAAGAAGCACAACGGTTACACACTTTTAATTGCTAACAAGAAAAAGTTAGGACGTAAAGGCGCTTTACTGGTTCGCTATCTTGAATACCTAGCAGACCTAAAAGAACTCTATCCAAACTCAATCAAAATCATTGACAAAGCAAAGGAGAAAAAAGAAGATGGCAACAAATAGCAATTACGATTTAGAAAAAAAGACAACTAAACGTGTCCGAGGTATTCACTCATTGATTAAATTTCAGAAACATCAGGGAGTTGAGAGCCTAACAATCCAAGGTAAGGACACACTAGCAGACGTTTCACAGGATAAAAACGGAGACACAAACCTAATCTTAAATGCTGACGCTGATAAATTAAATACTATTCATTCAGATATACCTTTTATTTCTGTTTCAGAAGAATTTTCAGGGGTTGACCCAAATCAACTGAAAACAGCGACCATCAGTCAAGACTTGACGCTGTTTCCGTTGCGTGACGGTAAATTGATTAAATTTACAAAAGAATCAGACTCTATTTCAGTAAATGAAGACGCTTTGAAAGAATCTATTTCAGAAATGATTGAAACTGAAATTGAAAAAATTCCAGTTACACTTGGTTATTATGCTAGATTATTCAGTCAATTTGAAAAAGTAACCACTAACATCACTTTTAAAGACGATGAAGAATTTAACGGTTACTTGATTATCCATGTTAGAGGGGAACAAGGCGCAACAACTTTCTTCCATTTCAACAGAGAAGATTTTGTCGATAGCGACCAACCTTATAAAATCTTTAATGATTATCTGTTAAGTGTTAGAGCTGAATTAACACCAGAACAAAACCTAGTTTTAACCTTTAACCAACATGAACAAATTGAAAAATTTGAACTATATTATCAATGGTTTACAAGCATGAAAAAAGCCCCTATTGAACCACGTTTTCAAGAAAAACGCATTTCAACCCGTATTGAATTTCCAACAGAACATTTTGACGGGTATAAAGACCCTACACCATCAGCGCCATCTACCGGAGAGTTTCCAAGAGCAAACACAGAACCAAACCCTCCTATTGAAACAGAGGGAAATGTTCCGCAACCAATAGCAGACGAAGAATCTAACTAAAATAAGAAAGGGTTTAAAACATGAATCCAGAAGAATTTAAAGACGAGTTTTTCAGGGCTTACCGTGGGCGCTATTCGTCTTACTGGGTGGAACGTTGGGGGCTTATCCCCTCAATTCCTACCAGCTTTGATAATGCCAATTCAGTCTACGAGCTTTTGGCTTGGATACAGCGTGCATTTAAGCAACTACTGGACGACTTTGTAGCGCTGGAAAGTGAGCTAGAAGACTATAAGAACGCTTTGACCGAACTCCTAGAGCAACTTATCCCGTTGCTTATCCGCCGTTACATGGAAAGCAAGGAAGCGGACGACTGGTTTAACGAAAAAGCGGACATCTACTATAACAAGATTATCAAGCCTTATATTGACGCTGAAATAGCTAAAGTCAATAAGAAAATCGCTGACCTTGAAAAGAAAGTAGATGATGAAGTTAAGCGCCTAGACGGACGGATTGACGCTTTAAACGACAAGCTAGAAAAAGAAATCAAGAAGCTTGACGACCGAATCACAAAGGAAGTTGAAACCTTAAACAACCGTATCACAGCGGAAAACAACGCACTAAAAGAACGGATTAAAGCGCTAGAAAATGCTAACGCAGGCTTGCAAAATGCTTTGCGTAAAATCATTGAAAACCTTGAGGGTTCAGGCGCTTGGACTGGTGGCTTGACTGGTGGCTTTAACCAAGGGCGCAACATCGCAACGGGTAATATCAACTTGTTTGGTGGTGCGCCAGACGGTAACAGCTTTATCAGGACGAATAACGGAAGCACAGAAAACGACTTGTCAGGAGGTATCTAATGCCTTTAGAAGCACGATTTTCAACCTCTACCACAGCCAACGTAGAAAACTTTGGTACGGGTATAGCGCCTTGGACGGAAGCCTATGCCAACGCGTGGCAGTTCTCAGGTGATACAGACTACGGTTACATGACGAACGGCAACACGACTTATATACAGTATGGGCAAAATGACCCTTCCGTCTGGGCGTCTATGAGGTTCTGGGGCGAATCCGTTGAAATCCTAGAAGAGACAAAAAACGATGATAATTCTATCACAGCGAAAATCAGAGTAAAGGCGCTTTTCTGGTGGAGTAAACGGGTCAGCTCAAATGCTGGGTATCGGGTAGAATATGATATTAAAATCAAGGGGCGAACCGTTTGGACGTTTAGCGGATATACAACCGATGAAGTGATTAAAAATGATGAAGTTGCCCAAGACTTTACCGTGACCATACCAGCCGAAGAAAGTTCATCAGCCAGTGCCTTAAATATAAATGTATCTTATCCAGACGGACAATATTCAGACAATTCATTTTATGTGGGTATGTACTTATATAATACCAACAAGAAAAAGCCTAAAACGTTGAAACCGTGGGCAATCCGTAAAAACGGAATCTTTAAGACCTTGAACCGTGCAAGTGGTATCTTCCAACAGAGGAAAGGCGGTTGGCAAGACGTCAGCGAACAACCAGCAAACGCAGTTGGCGAAGCTATACCAGCACCGCACAACGTGAGAAAGTCGGGTCAATGGCTGGGACAAGGACAGATAGGACAAGAATAAGGGAGGGTTTCAGCCCTCCTATTTTTAAAGGAGAGACTATGCAAGAATCAACCAAGATATGGCTTTATGCAAAAAGCCCGTTTAAAAATGACTATGCTAATGTGATAAACTTTGAGACAAAGGAAGCTATGGAGGATTTTTTTACTAAAAAGAATCCACATATAGAAATTGTGTATGAGTATGACAAGTTTCAATATACACAGCGAAACGGTTCAATCGTAGTATCTGGACGGGTGGAGAAGTATGAAAATGTGACTTACATGAGGTTTATCAACAACGGCAGAACCTACTATGCCTTTGTCTTTGACGTGCTTTATATCAATGAGGACGCTACACGCATTATCTATGAAGTGGACGTATGGAACACCTACCAGCACGAACTAAAAGCGCTTAACGTGATTGGACAGGTAGAGCAACAGACCTTGCCTAATGAATTGTGGGCTTTAAAAGACAGTCAGCAAGGGTTTTCAGTCGGAACAAAGTACGCTACAAGAGCTGGAGAGGTTGGAATAGATACGGAGTGGCTTGTAGTTGTGGCAAAACCTACTATTAAGATGACCACCAAGGCAAACAGACCTGTAAACATGAGTTATTCAGGTATGCAGAAGACTTTTAAATACTTTTTTATCCCTGTAAATTTGAAATCGGGAGCAAGTAGACCTTTTATTTTCCAAGGCAAAAAATATGATAGCTTTTACCTTGAAAACCTTTATAAGCACCTTTTCGGGTTGAATCAAGACGGAAGTAGCACCGTGAACCAGATTGTCAACATGTATTTAAGCCGTGATATTGGTGTAAAATACAAGGAAACAACAGACGGCGACAAGAACTATATAGAAATCTTATCCAACATCACAGGAAGCGTTGCGGAGATTGGGCGAAAAAATACACGGAATTATAGAAGTTCTGGAAGTGGTTCAAGCGGTGGAAGTGGTAGCACCAACGAAGAGGGCGACATTTCAACCGAGGAAAGCCGTGTTAGGTTAGTAACCCGAATTATTAAAAAGCTAGTACCAGACGCAACGGCGGAAGGGATTGCTGGAATTATTGGGAATTTTTCAGCAGAAAGCAACGTCACAGCCAAGAAATATGAGGCAGACTATGCGACAGGTTACGAGTACGACAAAATGGAATCAGAGCCAACAGCGGAGAACCTCATGGGAAGCTGGGGCGCTTTTGCTAGCTTGTACTCTATCAGCTTAAACGAAGCAGGCTATAGAGGGTCAGACGGCAATCACTGGATAGGTATTGGAATCGGGCAGTGGACGGGTCCAAGGGCGGAAGAGCTTTTGAACTTTGCACGAAGCCAAGGGAAATCATTGTGGGACTTTAACCTACAATTTCAATTCATGAACCAAGAGAGCCGAGCGGATACGTTTAGACGGGTAGCTAGTTCTACCGCCAACGCTAGCACCAATGCAAGCGACTTTATGAACAACTGGGAGGGTGTAGCCTACAAAGAAGCGGAACGCATAGAGCAGGCTAACGCTTGGCTATCTACTATACAAGACGAGTTACAGAAAGGGTAAGATATGGCAGAAGCAACAGAAACGCTAAAAGCGCTAAATGAAATCAAGTCACGGGTAGGTACTAGCGTAGGAAACGGGCAATGTTACGGGTTAGTGGCGCTATATTCTCAACTGCTGGGCGGTTGTGACATCGGGGGAGGTATCAACACCTCAAACCCCAACGGAAACGGCAGACAAGCTAGCGGAAGCGATACGCAGAGGGGCATGAGTGCCAGCAACATCGGGGGCGATTATGACTGGGAAGCCTTGGGCTGGAAAGTCCGCTTTGACCCCTCTTGGGTTGATTTAAGAGTAGGCTGTATTGTTTGCTATATCCCAAGCGGAAGCAATATCTGGGGGCATACGTCAGTTATATCAGCGGTTAACGGCTCAAGCTATGACGTTATAGAGCAGAATTATGCTTGGAGTGGTTACACAACCGAAAGAACGGGTATAGACACGATTGCCAACATTGAAAGTATTATCTACCCTCCCGAAATTGTCGCAGGCGGAGACATCGGAGAAATCACAGGAGACACAGGAGATAGACAGTTAGGAAACGGGGACTACTCAAAAACAGCTTTTGACGTTGAAGCCTTACTGATTGAAGTGGACGGATTTTTTGACTATAGACCTAACGTTTATGAAATCCCTAACTTGTTGAAGATAGCACATGACCAGATACAAGAGGGCTTACGCTCATATATGGGTAAAGACGACCTAGAAATAGAAGTACAACTATTAAATAGTGAGTTTACAGAGATAGAGCTTTATGATATTTATGGTAATAGTTATGTGTATCAGCCCCAATATTTACCAAGGACTATAGACGAAGCTCACAAGTATAAAGTGATTGTAAGCGGTAGCCTTGGAGATAGTAACCAAGTCCATATTAACTTTTTAGAGTACAACAACGCTAACAATGTAAGCTATGCTGATAAGAACATTCTGGACAGCTTAGAGCATGGAGACTGGGCGGAACACAATCCAGAGCATTTTAAATACGGCTTGAATGACGTGACAGGAAAAAGCGTTGCAATCTTGAATGACGCAGAAGCCAGCTATATTCAGAGCCATAAGAATCAAATGGAACATACACAGCTAACTTTTAAAGAGAATCGGGAAACACTCAAGCAGAGCATAGACCTTTCAAATAAACAGGTTGCAAACGCTAACTCACAAGCAAGTTATAATGCACAATACGCTGTAGACAGCGCCAACATCAACCAATGGACAGAGGGTGCTAGCGGTATCTTAAACGTGGCTGGAAATCTCCTAACAGGAAACTTTGGGGGCGCACTTGGTGGGCTTGCGTCAGGTGGTATGAAAGTCTTTAACGCTAACCGAGACTATAATAATAAAATAGTTCAGCAAGGTTTCACAGACACAAACAACGCCTTAAACTCACAATCAAACGCCCTCGCTAACATGAAATCTAAGATAGCACTTGACCAGTCTATCAGAGCTTACAACGCCAGCATGGCAGACCTCCAGAACCAGCCTATCAGCGTGCAACAAATCGGGAATGACCTAGCTTTCCAAAGTGGGAACAGACTGACAGACGTATATTGGAAAGTCTCCTTGGCTCAGAAAGAAATCATGGGACGGGCGAACGAGTATATTAAATGTTACGGGGTGCTTGTCAACTGGTTCACTAATGACGCTTTAAGTGTAATGAGGTCAAGAAAGCGGTTTAATTATATCAAGATGATTAACTTAAACCTTGGAACGTTAAGAGCCAATCAATCACACATCAACGCACTACAGGCTATCTTCCAGTCTGGGGTCAGGATATGGAACTATTCAGCCAATAAAGAAGACGGCATTTTGTTTGATATTCAGAAAAACAACCCGAATTTTTAAAAGTATGATATAATGAAATAGAAAGGAGTGATTTTCTATCGAAGAGCAAGAAAAATGGTACAATCCACAGAAAATGCTATCTTATAACCAGTATTTAAACTTTGTTATAGGTGGGCGTGGGATTGGGAAGACTTTTGCACTCAAAAAGCACCTGTTGAAACGGTTCATAGATAAAGGGGAGCAATTCATCTATTTAAGGCGGAACAAGTCAGAACTTGACCGCATAGACAAGGACAAGTTTTTTACTACCGAGTTATTAAAGCAAGTTTTCACAAACTTTGAAGTGATAGACAGCGACGCTAGTAAAATTCATACTAAGATTATTTTCAGAGCTGACAATATGGAAGAGGAAGAAAATATTTTAGTTTTGTCTTCTACTAAGATAATACTTAACGGGAAAATCGTTTGCTATCTCAAGAGCTTATCTACATGGGTTGACTTGAAAGGGTCAGAGTATGATGAGGTTATGAGTATTCTTTACGATGAGGTATTGATAGACGTTACCAGTAAAAAAAGGTATCTTGATAACGAAGTGGAAGCGTTACTAAACTTTATCTTCTCAGTTTTCCGAAGACGGGACGGGTGTCACGCTTACCTGCTATCAAATGCAAGTAATTTCAACAATCCCTATTTTGCCTTTCTGAAATTCTATGACGACAACGGCAAGCGGTTCTATAATTTGAAACAATATGCAACGCTTATAGAGTTCCCTCCGCACTCAGCTTTTCAGACAGAGGAAGAAAAAGAGAGCGGATTCTTTAAGCTGTTGAGTAAGTCCAGCATTTATGAAAGCGTTGCTAATAACGAGTTTCAGATTAAAAACGACAAGAATATAGCGAAGATTAAAGGCTTGAAGTCTAGGCTTTACAGCTTCTATTGTGACGGTACTTTCTTAACGGGGTACTATATCGACAATATGGTATATATTGCTAAAGGCTTTGACAAAAATTTGACCGCTTATTGTCTGGAAGTGGAACAGGTGGAAGACGGGTTTGTTTACTTGAATAAGACAAGCGCCTTGGGTAAAACTTTACGGAGTTTGTACTTAAAAAATATGTTTATTTATGAAGATTTAGAGACTAAAAACAAATTTATAGAGGTTATCAATCATGTTATATAATATTATGCTAGAAGTTGCTAAAGGCGACTATATCACAATTCTTTTTGCTTTGATTCTGTTTGACTTTATCACAGGCTTTCTCAAGGCTTGGAAATGGAAAGTTACGGATAGCTGGACAGGCTTAAAAGGTGTTATCAAACATACACTAACATTTATTTTTTACTATTTTGTCGCAGTATTCTTGACCTATATTCACGCTATGGCGGTTGGTCAGACTTTGCTTGTTATCATTAACTTATACTATGCACTTTCAATTATGGAAAATCTCGCTGTTATGGGTGTCTTTATCCCCAAATTTATGACGGCTAGAGTACAAGAAGAGTTACAGAAATACACAGCGCAACTAGACGCAGGGAAAGACCTACTGGAAGATTTTAAAGGAGATAAGAAATAATGGTTAAAAAGAATGATTTATTTGTAGACGTTGCAAGCCATCAAGGCTACGACATTTCAGGGATTTTGGAAGAAGTAGGGACAACAAACACAATTATTAAAGTGTCAGAAAGTACAAGCTATTTAAACCCTTGCTTGTCTGCTCAAGTAAGCCAGTCAAACCCTATCGGATTCTATCATTTTGCTTGGTTTGGTGGAAATGAAGAAGAAGCAGAAGCAGAAGCACGCTATTTCCTTGCTAACGTACCTAAGCAAGTTAAATACCTTGTATTGGACTATGAAGACCACGCAAGCGCAAGCGTACAAAGAAACACCTCAGCTTGTTTACGCTTTATGCAAATTATTGCAGAAGCTGGATACACACCTATTTATTATAGTTACAAACCTTTCACGCTTGATAATATCGACTATCAGCAAATTCTTGCACAATTCCCTAATTCTCTTTGGATTGCAGGTTATGGCTTAAATGATGGTACAGCTAACTTTGAATATTTTCCAAGTATGGACGGAATACGCTGGTGGCAATATTCTAGCAATCCGTTTGACAAGAATATTGTACTATTGGACGATGAGGAAGAAGATAATGTAAGCAATGAAAACACTATAAAAAACCTTACCACAATAGCAAACGAGGTTATTCAAGGGCTTTGGGGCAACGGTCAAGAACGTTATGACAGCTTGACAAATGCAGGCTATGACCC